TGGTATCGGCCCCTCTGGGGTGTCGGTAGGAAAGCCCTAACTGCCCCTCACAGGCTCCGGTAGCGAACCCATACTGGCCCCTCAGAGGCGCAGGTAGCTGCGGCCCCTCATGGGTGCCGTGGTGGGCTTATAATACGAACCCTCATGGGTGCCGTGGTGGGCTTATAATACGAACCCTCAGAGGCTCCGTTATCTGCGGCCCCTCAGAGGGCGCATTATGGCTTATAATACGAACCCTCAGAGGCTCCGTTATCTGCGGCCCCTCACAGGGGCGTGGTATCTGCGCCGCCTCAGAGGGGCGGGTATTTCTACGAACACCCAGGGGGGTCATTACCCTACCGTACCCCCAGGGGGGCAGTTTTGGTAGCGGTTCCGCCTGTCTGTATATCTGTTTAATCTCCACACGAAATCACAACTTTTTTACGTTCACCCCCTGCGGTCGACCCATGCGGTCGCCCACTCCGTAAAACAATTTTTGCTGTCCAATTTTTCCAAATCCCAGCCAGCGTCGGCGGCGCTTCCCACAGGGGAACACCCCCCTTGATGGTACCTAAACTTCCCTGCCCCACTAGGGGGTGCATTTTTCGCGGCACTTGCAGCACCCGCTCAGTTCGCGTTATGCTCATAAGACGGTGCATAATTACGCCCTGCGAGCTATACCATGATAAAATGTGACGTTGACGTACCATTCCTGCCGCTGGTAGGCAATTACCTCGACTTGCGCGAGCGTGCGGAAGCTGCGTGCCAGAGCGCAGAGCTTGTCGGCTTGCCTGAACTCCCACCGACGAACCAAGACCGAGACGCTGCCGCTGCGCTGGTGACTGCCCATGCCCAGAGTGTGACGGACAAGGACAAGCGTGCGGTGGCAAAACGCGCTGCCAAGGCGACCCCTGCTGCACTCCGGCTGACCAAGGTCATCCTCGACGATTTCGGGCACGCGGTGGTCGATAACGCCGTGCAGATACGCCATCTCGTGACGAACAAGTTGGTGCAGGAAACCGAGAATCCCGATCCGAGGGTGCGTATCCGCGCATTGGAACTGCTCGGGAAGATATCGGATGTCGGTCTGTTCTCCGAGAAGACGGAAGTGACGGTGACGCACCGATCCACGGATGACCTGAAGGAACAACTGCGTCAGAAGCTGCTGGCACTGCGCGAGGCAAGCGCCTCCAGTGCCGCACGCGATGCGTTCGCCGCGAACGCAGCGGCGCGAAGCGCCGAAGCGGAGGAAATCGTCGATGCTCAGTGACGACGAGATCGGCGTACTGCTCTCGCAGTTGGACGACTTGTCTGAAGAAGACCTCGTAGAAGTCAACCGCATCACAGAAGAACTGACCACACGCAACGCGAATCAGGCGGCGAGAGACGATCTCATCGAGTTCTGCAAGCGCATGCAGCCTGACTATAAAGTCGGACGCCACCACCGCATCCTTGCCGACATGCTGATGGCGATTGAAGGCGGGTACAAGGACCGCATCTGCGTCAACGTGCCGCCTCGTCACGGTAAGAGCCAACTCGTCTCAATTTATTTTCCTGCGTGGTTCCTTGGCAGGAACCCCAACAAGCAGGTCATGATGGTGTCGCACACCGCTGACCTCGCGGTAGACTTCGGTAGGAAGGTGCGTAACCTCATTGCGACCGAAGAATACGCAAAGATATTTCCGAATGTCGCCCTCGCAATCGACAGCAAGTCCGCTGGACGCTGGAACACCAACATGGGAGGCAGTTACTACGCCTGTGGCGTAGGGTCTGCGCTGGCAGGGCGCGGTGCTGACTTGCTGCTGGTGGACGATCCGCACTCGGAACAGGACATCCTGAACGGTAACTTTGAGGTCTTCGAGAAAGCCTACGAGTGGTTCACCTTCGGTGCTCGAACCCGTCTTATGCCGGGAGGTCGTGTCGCGGTGGTGCAAACACGATGGCATATGGATGACCTCAGTGGACGCCTGATACGCGACATGTCGCACAACAAACGGGCTGACCAGTACGAGGTGATTGAGTTCCCGGCGATCCTCGACACCATCGACCCGAAAACCGGCGAGTCGGTGCAGAAACCCCTCTGGTCTGAGTTCTTCTCCCTTGATGATCTGCTGCGTACCAAGGCGTCCATGCCTGCGTTCCAGTGGAATGCACAGTACCAGCAGCAACCCACTGCCGAAGAAGCGTCGATTATCAAGCGGGAATGGTGGCAGACGTGGGGGAGCGAAGACCCGCCGTCGTGCGAGTTCATCATCATGTCGCTGGATGCCGCCGCAGAAACCCATAATCGTGCGGATTACACTGCTCTGACGACGTGGGGAGTGTTTTACAACGAAGAGACAAATGCGTATAACATCATACTGCTTAACAGCATCAAGAAGCGGGTGGAATTTCCCGAATTGAAGCGCCTCGCGTCCGAAGAATACGCCGACTGGGACCCAGACGCCTTCATCGTGGAGAAAAAGAGCGCTGGGACGGCGCTGTATCAGGAAATGCGGCGTATGGGACTGCCGGTGTCAGAGTACACGCCACACAGAGGGACAGGGGACAAGATGGCGCGACTAAACTCTGTGGCAGATATCGTGGCGTCAGGGATGGTCTGGGTGCCTGCGACCCGCTGGGCAGAAGAGTTGGTGGAGGAAGTGGCAGGATTTCCGTTCATGAGCCACGATGACCTTGTAGACTCAACTGTTATGGCGCTGATGCGGTTCCGACAAGGTGGATTTATCCGTTTGCCGACCGACGAACCCGAAGAACCGCAGTATTTCAGAGCAAAGCGTGCTGCCTATTATTGATGCCGCGTCGCGGCACAGGGGATAAAAATGGCTATTGATAAGAGTATGTACTACGACACCAACGCTCCCAGCGCCGAAGGCGAAGGCGAAGCCGGTGAAGACCTCGGCTACGCCGAAGACGGGCTTCAGATCGAGATCATCGACCCAGAAGCAGTCATCCTGTCCGATGGGAGCATGGAGATTACCATCATCCCCGACGCCGATAGCCTCGATACCGCGCCGTTTGACGCCAACCTCGCCGAGTACATGGAGGAAGGGGCGCTGCGGGAGCTTGCACAAGAGCTTATGGGTGCGGTGCAGGCAGACATCGACAGCCGCAAGGACTGGGCAGATACCTTCGTCAAAGGGCTGGAGGTGCTTGGGTTCAAGTACGAAGAGCGCTCAATGCCGTGGGAAGGCGCGTGCGGGGTGTTCTCAACCGTCCTTGCTGAAGCGGCGATCCGCTTCCAAGCCGAAACCATGTCAGAGACGTTCCCCGCCGCTGGACCCGTCAAGGTAAAGGTGCTGGGCGACGAGACAAAGGAAAAGCTGGAAGCCGCGCAGCGCGTCAAAGCGGATATGAACTACGAACTGACCGAAAACATGGTCGAGTATCGGTCAGAGCACGAGCGCATGCTGTACAGCCTCGGGCTGGCAGGATCGGCGTTTAAGAAAGTCTACTTCGACCCGAACTTGGGGCGATCCGTCGCCGTGTTCATCCCCGCTGAAGATGTCATCGTGCCTTATGGTGCCAGCCACATCGAGACGGCTGAGCGCGTCACGCACCAGATGCGTAAGACCAAGAACGAGCTTCGCAAGTTGCAGGCAGCAGGATTCTACCGGGAGGTAGAGCTTGGCGAGCCGGTGCCCTACCACACCGACATCGAAGAGAAGAAGGCGAGGGATAACGGCTTCTCGTTGACCGATGACGACCGGTACATGCTCTACGAGATTCACGCCGATATCGTGCTGGACGCCGATACCGCAGGCGGCGAAGCCGACGACATCGACGATGCCGACGACCTGCCAAAACCTTACGTCATCACAATCGACAAGGGCACCGGCGAGGTGCTGAGTATCCGGCGCAACTGGAACGAAGACGACCCGCTGGCGCTCAAGCGGCAGCACTTCGTGCATTACGTCTACGTGCCGGGGTTTGGTTTCTATGGTCTGGGGCTGATCCACATCATCGGTGGCTATGCGCGTGCAGGTACGTCGATCATCCGACAGCTTGTGGACGCTGGCACGTTGGCAAACTTGCCCGGAGGTCTGAAGTCCAGAGGGCTGCGGATCAAGGGTGACGACGCGCCGATTGAACCGGGTGAGTGGAAAGATGTTGACGTACCGTCTGGTTCGATCCGCGACAACATCATGCCGCTGCCGTACAAAGAACCGAGTCAGGTACTGCTCGCTCTGCTGAATCAGATCACGACTGAGGGGCGCAGGCTGGGTGCGATCAGCGACATGAACATCTCCGACATGAGCGCGAATGCGCCTGTTGGGACGACGCTGGCGCTGCTTGAGCGCACACTGAAGCCGATGGCGGCGGTGCAGGCGCGGGTTCACTACGCCATGAAGCAGGAGTTTAAGCTGCTCAAGATGTTGATTGCCGAGTTTGCAGCGGTCGACTACTCGTACCAGCCTCATAGGGGTGAGATCAGCGCACGGCAAGCCGACTATGCGATGGTCGACGTGATCCCGGTGAGTGATCCGAACAGCAGTACGATGGCGCAGCGGGTGGTGCAGTACCAAGCCGTGCTCCAGATGGCGCAGCAGGCTCCCCAGATTTACGATCTCCCCCAGCTTCATCGGCAGATGATCGAGGTGTTGGGGGTCAAGAACGCCGACAAACTCGTTCCCACACGGGATGATGCGAAGCCGACCGATCCGATCAGCGAAAATATGGACGCGCTGGTGGGTAAGCCGCTGCGAGCGTTCATGTATCAGGACCACGACGCGCACATTGCTGCGCACATGGCGTTCATGCAAGACCCGATGGTTGCCCAGATGATCGGGCAGAACCCGCAGGCACAGCAGATCATGATGTCGTTGCAGGCACACATCGCCGAGCACCTTGGGTTTGCA